TTTGCTAAATTATTTGGCAAGACACCAAAATTTAGACAAGAGGGTATGGATGTATCAGATGTCTTTGGTGCTACAAAAGCACAACAACAAACATTAGAACAATTATATCCAGGGCAAGCTTTTCCAGATTATGTGCCTGGTGAGGTATTTTATTCTAATTTAGATCTATCACTTAGCAAACGAGACGCTCCTTTGATATTTAATACGAACAAAGAATTTAGAGATTACATGAATCAATCAGGTGTTGGCGTTGATGAATTAAATGACGCAAAAGTTTTAAATTTTGTAAATTCAAAATTTAAAGAAGGTCAACCTGTATTAGCAAAAGACTTACTTGATATATCATCTCAATCACCAGTGCGTAATGTGTACATAGATGGGTATGGTTTTAGATCAGACAAAGTTAACAAAGCACCAAAAACAGAATTAGATTATACTGGTAGTGTCAGAGTAAAAGAGGGAGACCCAGTTCAAAAAAGTGCGAACTACCCTTCACAAGGGTTGTTAGATGGATTTGATGATGGAACTTACAAAGAAAGAGTTTTACGAATCAATAAAGGAAATTTACGTGGAGACACGGGATCAGTTCCTGGAGGCACGGCTCATAGTTTTGGAAATGAATATGATGATGGTGCAAACAATTATGTAATAGCTTGGACAAGACAAACAGATAGATCAGGAAAAATAATACCAGGACAAACCATTGACAGAGAAACTGGTGATCTTGTAACAGCTGGACAACTTGCTGATCAAACAAGACTTGGAGAATTAGAAAAAAGAATCAACAGACTTTTTGAAGATCCAATAACATCTTTAAATCCTGATGACATGGCTGGTGTCACTGCTGCTGTAAACAGATTAGTAGAAAAAAATCCTAACTTAACGCAGAGTAGAGCATTTAATATTGTCAATCAGCAGATCACATCAAAACAAAAAGAATTAAAAAAATTACAAAATCAATACAATGAAGAGGCAGCTAGAATAAAAGGTTTTAAACCTGAAGCTGAACAAGAAGTTAAATTGACTGTTATTGATGAATTACAATCTGATGTCATGCAATCTATGAATAGAAAGGCTAGAGAGCTCGCAGCAAGATTAGAAGTTATGGCAGAGGACGGTATTCCTTTGACACAAATGAGAGATAAAGAATTACTAGAATATTTTCAGGCGACAGGGGATATACGAAGACCAGTAGGTAAAACAAAAACTGAACTTATGAATCAATATAATGAATTAATGAACATGCAAAAACAATTAACAGCTTTATCAAGACAGCCCGCATATGCAATTACTCCAGCAAACATTAATCTTTACAGAGATACAATCAAAGGTCGTCAAGCAGAATTAATTGATCAAATGAGTGAAGAAATATCTAATGATTTGATGAGAAGTCTTTTTCCTGATTTACCTTTTAAAGACAGAGTGCAGTATGCAGATGCTTTATCTAAACAAGCAATTGCCGAGTCAGCATACAGGTTGTTTGTAGAAAAAGATCCTAATGCACCAAGATTCATTGGTTTTATGTCTGGTGAAGTTGTTGCAGGAGATGCATATGGTCAAACTGGTAGAACAAGCACATCTATTGCAGAAAGAAAAAGTGACAAATTAAATAGAATAGATGCTTTTAAAAGAGAAATTAGAGGAGGCAATGAAAGAGCAAAAATTGCACCATCAGGGCTACCTGGTGTTGGCACAGATGAGTTTTATGGTGGCCCACTTGCAAAGTCTAGAGTTGGTGATGGAGTTGAAGTAGATGAAATAGGTGGTCATTATACCTCTACCATGGAGTCTGTATTTAAAAAAATAGCGAATCAGTATGGATCAGAATTAAAAATTATCAACGTTGCTGCGTCAAAACCAAGAAGAGTAACGAGCTACAGAATTATTAGTCAGGATACTGGAGCTGAAGTTGGTAGAGGAGAAACATATAGACAGGCTGAAAGAATTGCTAATGATTTAGTCGATAACGAAGGTGGAAGATATATTATTGATAGTAAACCAATTTTCGAGTATGATACCAGACCTATATTTGGTATGGAGATTACACCGCAAATGTTACAATTATTTAAAGCGTACAAGTAAGGAGTTTTATGGCAGTAGAAAAACCAGCAAGATATGACGAAGGTCCGATGCAAACAACACCAATAGATGTTGAAATACAAGATCCTACGCAAGATAATGTAAAAATGATGGATGACGGTTCTGCTGTTATCAATGATGTACCAGAGCAACCACAAATGGATTTTGGATCAAACCTAGCTGATTTTATGTCAGAGGATGATATGATGGGTATTTCAAACGAGCTAATGGCGAAGTTTGACGAGGACAAATCCTCAAGAAAAGATTGGGAAGAAACATATACAAAAGGCTTAGATTTATTAGGATTTAAGTATGAGGAAAGATCACAACCTTTCCAAGGAGCTAGCGGAGTAACGCATCCAGTTCTAGCAGAAGCTGTTACACAGTTTCAAGCGCAGGCGTACAGAGAGCTACTACCTGCTGGTGGGCCAGTAAGAACACAGATTGTAGGTAAAGAAGATTTACTTAAACAGCAACAAGCTGAGCGTGTGTCTGAATTTATGAATTATCAAATCATGCATGTTATGGAAGAGTATGATCCAGAATTAGATCAGATGCTATTTCACTTACCTCTTGCAGGTTCAGCATTTAAAAAAGTATATTTTGATGGCAACCTAGGTAGAGGAGTTTCAAAGTTTGTACCAGCAGACGATATTGTTGTACCCTACACAGCAACAGATTTACAATCATCTGAAAGAGTTACACACGTTATTAGAAGATCAGAAAACGAAATAAAGAAAATGCAAGTCACTGGAATGTACAGAGACATATCACTACAAGTATCAAGTGAGGACGATAGAGTTTTAGATAAAGAAAGAGAAATATCAGGCATACAAAGATCTGATTACGGTAATGATATGTACACTTTGTTAGAGATACATTGTGATCTTGACTTACCAGGCTTCGAAGATCAAACAGGTGTCAAGTTACCGTACATAGTTACAGTTGATGAGGGTAGTGGTAAAGTTTTGTCTATCTATAGAAACTATCGCCAAAACGACCCACTGTATCGTAAGGATCAATACTTTGTTCACTTTAAATTTTTACCAGGTTTAGGATTTTATGGCTTTGGTTTAGTGCACATGCTTGGTGGTCTATCAAGAACTGCTACTGCAGCACTTAGACAATTAATTGATGCAGGCACATTATCCAATTTACCTGCTGGATTTAAAGCAAGAGGTCTTCGTATTCGTGATGACGACAACCCTTTACAACCAGGTGAATTTAGAGATGTAGATGCACCTAGTGGAGATCTACGTGCAGGTCTTTTACCTTTACCTTACAAAGAACCAAGTCAAACTTTGTATGCGTTATTAGGTTTTGTTGTGCAAACAGCAACTAGATTTGCAACTGTAGCGGATCAAAAGATTGGAGAAAACCTTGGTGCAAACGCACCTGTAGGAACAACAATGGCAATGATGGAACGTGGCACTAAAGTCATGTCTGCTATTCACAAAAGATTACACTACGGACAGAAAATTGAATTTACACTTCTTGCACAAATATTTGCAGAGTTCTTACCAACGATGTATCCATACGATGTTGAGGGAGGACCACCACAAATTAAGCAACAAGACTTTGATGGTAAAGTTGACGTCTTACCTGTTTCAGATCCAAATATTTTTTCTGTATCACAAAGAGTTGTTTTAGCACAAACTCAGCTACAACTAGCACAAAGCAATCCTCAAGCACACAATGTGTATGAGGCTTACAGAAGAATGTATGCTGCTTTAGGTGTAACAGATATATCAGCTATATTACCACCACCTCCACAACCAGCACCAACAGACCCTGGTATGGAAAATTCTATGGCATTACAGTCAAAACAACTTAAAGCTTTCCCACAACAGAACCATGATGCACACATAAATGCACATAGAGGGTTCATGTCATCAATGTTAGTGAAAAATAATCCAATTGTAATGGCAATTTTGCAGTCTCACATAGCTGAACACGTATCTTTACAGGCAAGAGAGCTAGTTCAACAAAAATTTGCAGAACAATTACAGCAATTACAACAAGCAATACAGCAAGTTCAGTCACAAGAACAAGAACAACAGTTACAAATGCAGTCTCAACAGATTCAATTGCAGATGGAGAACGAAATTGCACAGATGATTAACGAAATGACAACACAAATGATTACAGAAGAGCAAGAATCTATGGAAAATGACCAAGAAGATCCTCTTGTAAGACTAAAAGAACAAGAAATACAGCTACGTGCAATGGAAATGCAACGAAAAGACGAAGAAACCGACAAAAAACTTGAAGTAGAACGTGAAAGAATAGCATCAACTGATCAAATTGCACAAGATAGGATAGATTCACAAGAAGATATTGCTCAACTTCGTGCAAATGTAAACCTATCTAAGCAAAAAAATGCAGGCTGAAGAAAAATTAGCTGATTATTTTGATAAGCTTATGCTTATGGCAAAAAATACTAGTCAAACATCCGAAGATAGTATACTTTTAGCTGGTGCCATGATGGGTGTTGCTAAAATGCTTTATTATAATCATTTAAAACCATCGGAAGCCAAAGATATAGAAAATCATAATGGTTATGATCTTCTTGAACTAATTAAACCAACGATACATTAGGGGTTTTATGACAAAAGAATCAGATCTTAAAAATTTTTTAAGAAAATCAAAAACTAGAAAGAGATTGGGTTTAAAACCAGGAACAAGTGAAGGTCCAGCTGGCATGTCTGGTGATCCCAAAAAAAAATTAAAAACGTTAAAAGAAATAATGGAATCGGTACCTAAAGGTGGAGCTAGCGCAGGTGTGACTGGAGCTGTAACAAAAGCGTTAGAAGAATTACAGCAAAGATTTCCAAATAAAAGACTTAACAAAGATGATTTTAACAACTTATTTAAACAAAAAGATCCTACTACTGGATCTGGAAAACCAAAACTTGAGGAAGAAGTTGACATACCTGATGTGCCTGTAAAAAAAGGTGAAAAACCAAATATGGGTCAAGTTGCTGGTGGTTTTAAAACTGTTAATGTAAAAAAAGGCGGCTTAATGAAAGCCAAAAAGAAAAAAGCAAAAAAATCCAAAGTAGCTGGTAGACTAGCGAAACGTGGATACGGAGCAGCGAGGAGGTAAATATGACATCAGGATATACACCAAGAAAAACAGGAATGGGAATTAAACCAAAAGAAATAAATTTTCCAAACCCAACTGATTTTAATAAATTAAGAGATGCAAGTGTTATTGGTAAAGCTAAAACTCTTACTAGTAATGCAAAAAAATTTGTAGATATAAGGTCAAGAGTTAATAAGCTTGGCGGTTACAATACAGGCGGTTTAGCAGCAGCAACTGCAAAGCTTAAAGCTCAAGGTTTAAAAAAAGGTGGATCACCGAAGAAAAAGAAAAAGTTTCCTGATCTAAGCGGAGATGGTAAAGTGACCATGAAAGATATCTTGATGGCACGTGGTGTGATTAAAAAGAAAAAATCTAAAAAGAAGGGCAAAAAGAAATGAACTTTAAGAAAACAAAAGTAACAGTGGTAAAGCAAAAAAACCCTTTTCCAAACTTACAAGTGTCTTCTGATGCTGCAATTGTTTACTCACCTTATGTTGTAAAACAAAACAAAGGTAGTGGTCCAAAAGGGCAGACAAGCAACATGCAGATCAAAAAAGTTGCTTTTAAAGGCGTAAAGTAATAAAACCCTACTGACAAAGGAGGTTTGTATGAAACTAGTACAAGATCTATGGGCACACTTAAAAGAGTGGTCTGACTGGAGTATGAAGGACTGGATTAAAGCTGCGATAGTAGCAATAATCGTTATCATAATTATAGGAGCAATATAGAATTTCATGTGGCAACTATTAGCTAAACCTTTACTTGGCGTCGTCGCTGATGGCGTCAAGGGTTTTGTAGAAACGAAGAAAGCAAAACAAGAATTAAAATTAACAGAAATAAAAGCAACTCAGAAACTTAAAGAGGATCAAATTGCAGGAAAAGTTGCATGGGAGCAAAGTGCTGTTGATCAAATGAAAGGGTCGTGGAAAGATGAGGTAAGTTTAATTGTGCTACTTCTTCCAGCAGTTTTAGTATTCACGCCTTTACAAGATCATGTGCATAAAGGGTTCCTCGCTT